AGCTTTTTCGGTATTAGCTTTACTGATATGTGCGTTAACGAATGGTTCTACTTTTACTCTCGAACCGTCTTGTAGCTTTATTTCGGATAAACCAACTTCTGCAAAAGCATCGGGAAGATCATGCTCTTTTACATTGCGTAATTCTTCCTTTTTATTTTTAAGCTGTTGCTCTAAGCCAACAACCTCTTGCTCTAGATTTATCTGTTTATTTGCCAGATCAACAATGCGACGCATATCTGCATCGTTTGTCTCGACGTTGAGAGTATTTAATTCCTCGCTCCCGAGGATATCGTCAAGATAATCACTCATCTATGTCTCCATAGTTTTTAAGATTAATATTGATAGGATAGTATAACCTTTCTTGTTTATCCCACTTTAGTAGATTTAATTTACCGTTCAAATATTCTGAAACGATAGCGGATGCGACCCCGATAGCCGCTGGATCACCAGACAATAACAAGTAGTCATCGTTGGTAATTTCTCGTAGCTCTTGCCTCAACCTATTTACTGTTGGAGCTGAACTAAAAATAATCTGCCTACGAGCTGGCAGTAAGACTTTTATTTTACCAAACTCCATTGCTGGAGTCAGGTTCCAAGTCCCGAAATCTTGTATAACGTAAACGTGACTCATTCTTCTTTCTTCCTTTTACTTAAGCCTATATATATCTGTACAAGTTTTAAAGTTTAATTTACTGTAAAAGCTCGTCATAATCTCATAATGTCATAATTTAGTATATAAGTCTTTGGAAACATTACTAAACTATCCTATGACATCGGTTATGATTTTATGAGATAGATAAGACGTCGCGAGGCACTGGATGCCCCTCAGAAAACTTTTCTGCTAGAAAATCACTATAGTCCCTTATATATTTATGCACATCCATTGATTGTGAAGGATCAATTAACTCTAAATGTTCTTTTAATTTATCACGAGCATTTTTAAAAACATCCATCAATAATAGATTGCCCATATAGATTTGTTCTAAACAATAAAATAAAAGCTCTACACGATCCGCTATTTTTATATAAAGTCTTTCGTTATGCCAATTTTCTGAACCTGTTAGATGCGGAACTCCATGTTTTTCACTCTCTTTAGGCCAACTCATTTTATCTAAAAAATCCTCCTCTATACATTCTAACTCATGATGTAGATTAGGATGTTGCCATTTTACATTAGCAGGAACATCACCTGTAACAATTTCTGGCACATCATGACGAAGGGCAAATATTAAACAACTCCTAGATACTGCTGGGAATAGGTCTAATAAAATCATAGTTACGCCCCAACTATGAGCTGCTATATTTTGCTCATCTCCATTCATAGGTTTTATATGTAACCTACGAATACGTCCTGCCATGCGGTGATTATATAGTACCTCGCTACGAGAATATTTCATTACTTTCTTCCTTTCTTAGCTTTACCAAGCTCGCATACTTTAGTATAACTAACTGTAGAAAGCTAGGAGAAAGTAATGGGTGGTTTTAAATTTAAAACGAAACCCTATGAACATCAACTACAGGCTTTAGAGGCTTCTTGGCAAAAAGAAGAATACGCCTTATTGATGGACATGGGTACAGGTAAATCGAAAGTGTTGATAGATACTATATCAGCTCTTTATGATTCTGGTAAAATAGATTCAGCTGTAATATTCGCTCCCAAAGGAGTTTACAAAAACTGGGTAGGTAAAGAGATCCCAGCTCATATGCCTGAACATATAGAGTGTAATACAGCCTATTGGGCATCTCCTCTTACTGTAGCTCATAAAGACTCTATAAGAGCCATATGGTCTCCAAACTTTGATCTTCATGTTCTTGTAATGAATATAGAAGCCTTGTCAGTTGGCAAAGCAGAAGAAGTTGCAAGTAAGTTTATTAAAAGTCATCAAGGCAAAACTCTAGTTGCAATAGATGAATCTACGGTTATAAAAAACCACAAGGCCAAAAGAACCAAGGCCGCAGTACGAGTTTCTAAACTTGCTAAGTATAAAAGAATATTAACAGGTTCTCCGATAACTAAATCTCCGTTAGATCTATATTCTCAGTTCTTGTTTTTAGATGAAGAACTTTTAGGGTTTAGATCGTATTACGCTTTTTGTAGCAGATACGCTGACATGGTCAGAAGAACAACAGGATCGCATAGTTATCAACAGATATTAGGATTTAGAAACTTGGATGAACTTACACAATCAATACAACCTTTCTCGTATAGAGTTACGAAAGAGGAGTGTTTAGATCTACCTGATAAAAATTATATTAAGAGGTCTATAGAATTAACGCCCGAACAAAAGAAGATATATAACCAGCTAAAGAAAACAGCAGTAGCTATTTTAGATGGGATGGAGATGGTATCTGCTAACGCGGTTATTACACAGTTATTAAGACTGCATCAAGTTAGTTGTGGCTTTGTTAATACAGATGACGGATTAACTATAGAGATAAAGAATAATAGGTTATCTGAACTTATGTCTATTCTTGAAGAAGTTAATGGTAAAGCGATTATCTGGGCTAACTATAGACACGATATAATGCAAATAGAAAACGAAATAACAAAAGTCTATGGCTCTGAAGCTGTAGCGTCTTATTTCGGTGATACTCCTGGAGAGGAGCGACAAGATATAGTGAACAGGTTCCAAGAAGACGATAGTTTAAAATTCTTCGTAGGACAGCCTAGAACTGGTGGATACGGTCTCACGCTTACTGCAGCAAATACTGTAATTTATTATAGTAATAATTATGATCTTGAAGTAAGGTTGCAATCCGAGGATAGAGCGCACAGGATAGGACAAACTTCGTCTGTGACATACATTGATTTAGTTGCTGAAAAAACAGTAGACGAAAAAATAGTTACTGCTTTGCGTAAGAAGATAAATATAGCAACACAAGTTCTTGGAGAAGATTGGAAAAAATGGCTGATTTAATTGATGAGTTTAAAACGATAAGAAAAAAGTCTGGATTAAGTCAGAAACAAGTTACTGACGATACAGGAGTTAGTGTAATTACTGTATATACTTGGGAAGCTAGACAAAGACAGCCGACCTTATCTAACTTCAACAAAGTATTAGAAACTATGGGGTACGAGCTGACTATTCAGCCAAAGCCCTCATACGATCCACCAGCCGCCTAGCTCTATTGGGGACTTGCGTATACCAACGTGAGTCCACCATCTCATCTGCGGCCTTATCCCAATCGCGAGCATCGACACCAGCTTTCATACCTTTAAATTTACTAAGTCTGGGTCTGCCCATATTAAACATCATATTACAAATAATATGTTGGGCTTCTTCTGGTAAGTCATCAAAATCTGGGTATAACACTTTGCATTCGTCAATCGTTACTGCCATGTCTAACGCAAAAAGATTCTGCACACGATCCTGTTCTACAACTGTGCCGACAGGTTTACCGTGTTCTTCATCAGTTTCAGTAATTAGATGTCCAATACCACAGGTTGGAAGACCAAGGTGATCTAAATAAATTTCGTACTTACACCCCTCGTCTTCAGCTATTTCTTCTCTAATTTTATCTTTATTCATTTTTTAAATCCTTTGATGCCACGAATACCGAAGGATGCACCGATTGAAGCATACATAGCCCACTGAAACCACTCAGGGGTGCGAGACAATGCTGCAAATCCTGCGTCGACATACGGTTGTGTAAATGGAATAAAACACATAGCTATAATAATGATGAACAATATTGTCCATGCTTCATCTTTCCAACTGTTATCACTAGCTTGTGCCATAATTTTTTCCCACCCAGCCTCGTGGGTAGCGGCTACCTTCATAACTTCAGCTTCAGCTTCTGCTTTAGCTTGAGCGACTCTACCTTTAGCTTTAGTCTGCTCTATTTTAGACTCCATAAAAGAGCCAGCTAAATTAGCTATTGGTCCAATTAATGCCTGTATCATTCGTCCTCCAAGATTTCTAAAATCTCTCCAGCTTCAAGTCTAACCTTTAATTGTTTACAAGACCATTTTTTATCAAAATCGGCAGTGTGTCCAACATTTCTTTTAATCTTACGACGTATGTTTAAACACTCAGAGAGATTTTTATAAGGCG